ATGATGAATGTCGTGACAATCATGTACGCCAGCGTAAACCACAGGCTAGCGCACACAACAAAAATCAGCTCGCCCATCGTGTCACCTTTCCCAGACGTACGGCGCACTCGTCGACGCACCGTGGCACCGACCAGAAATCACCGTGGCTTGTGCCTGCCGGCAGGTGCGGAGCGTTGGCCTCGTAGATAGCCTGCGCGAATCCTCGAGGCGTGGCTGATCTGATGTTCTTGGTGCGCTGTGATTTGCCGCCGAGTTTCTGCAGCGGAGTCAGGCCCGACGGCAGAAACACCGGCTCGACCGGCTTGGCATCAGGCCAGCGCAAGCCACCGCCCGACCAGATGCACGTTCGCTTGGTGTATGCGTCACGCGGCGGGAGCACCTCGGGATACAGCGGGTGCTCGTCGTCGGCTGGCAGGTAGCCGCCGAAGTCGTGGGGGTTGAAGATGTGGTCCGGCTTGCGCCACGTCGTCGACAGCACCGACACCGGATTCTCGACAAGATACGGCACAGCTCCACCCTCCCGACGCGTGCACGTCACGGTGGCCGCTAGCCGTGCGGTCTGCTTGGCGAGCAGCGTTGCTTTGACTTGAAAGTCTGGATCCGCTGCGCGCTTGGCAGCGAACCGACACGCACCAGACACGGCAAGATCTGTGCACGGCGGGAATCCAAAGATAATGTCGGGCTTCCATGCGGCGATGACTGGTAACAGGTGCTCGTCGCTTAGGTCGAGCGCCGACGACCAGTAGGGCAGGCCCGACGTGCTGTGACAGTTGATTAGGTGGCTGTGCTGCGTGTCGATTGTCCAACACTCGTGACCAGCCTCGGCCCACGGGCGGACCATGCCGCCCGTGAGATCAAACAGAGAGAGAACGCGTGCCATCAGCCGAGCACCTCCGGCGATTCTTTCACGATCGCTGAGTACAGCGCTGCGCTGCGTTGCCGGATCTCGTCCGACGTCAGGTCTACGTCGAGCCCCCAGATGCGCGGCGGTCCGGCTTCGATCTCGACATCCAACATGTCGAGCGCGTCGACCAGCGCACGCGCAATGCGGCGAGTCGGTAGGTTGAGCCGGTAAACATCGGGCGCGGTCTCGTGGACGCGTGAGGCGACAGACTGGAGCGCGATCAGCGCGGTGATGTCGGCGTCGGTCTCGGAGCGGTGTAAGGCGCGGCATGCGTCGTTGCAGTCAATGCCGCAATGCGGCGTGCGTGTCTCGATGTTGTCGGCGATCTCGTCGGCGAGACACTCGAGCGATTGCTGCATGGATGCCGCCGCGTGCTGGATCAGGGCGTGATCCACGTCGTCAATAAAGATAACGGACATCACAGATCGCTCCCTTCAACAGCACAAAAGAGAGTCGCAACCGCCCACGTGTGAGCGTGCGCAAGCACGTCGTCCCAATGGCGCACGTGTGGCGGCTCACCGTCGAAATTACAGAAGTCTTCGAAGAGTTCTTCGACGGCACCACGTCGCGCCGGATCCGCAAGCCAAGCGTTGCGATCAGGTAGCGCGATCAGCCGAGCGTTGGCGGCATCGCAAAGATACCAACCGAGCGCGTCGACGCTGTCGTGACTGCGTGCGCTGACCTGATCGATCACGTACGACATCAGCAAGTTGGCTTTAAATGGTACGTCGATAGCGTCGAACGCGGCCGACGCGCTGAAGGTCTGAGGGTTTACCATGATTCAAATCTCCCGTGTTGTCATGGTTGAGCACGGACCCGCACGGTGTACGGATCCGCACATGTTGGGTTAAAAGTACTTCGCGCCGGCACCGTGTACGGCGATCGCGATAGACTTGGGTGAGCTGACCGACGTACCGCCACAAAGCCGGCAATCCGCGCATTGGATGCCGCGCGTGTCAGCAGGACAGGCGATCTCGTTGGGTGACATGTCGGCATAGTCGGACACAACGCGGAACGTGCGCTCGCCGCGTGACCATGCAGCTTGCGCGTCGGCGAGCGTGTCGGCCGACGTCATGCACAGATCGTTGCGCACGTCGGCGGACTCGACACCAGACTGGTGTGTATAGCCGACGTGAGCGCGTGCGTCGGAAACGAGCGACTCCCATATGTACGACGGCACGGCCGCCGGATCGCCGTACGTGCCGAGGCGCACCGTGCGATCACGGCCGAGCGCGGCGATGTCGGCGTGTCCGCTGACAGGCTGATAAACGGATCCGCGCTTGTATGACTTGAACGCATTCAGCGGACCTTGACCGATCACGACATAACACGAGCGCGCCGTCGCTACTTTGGAGCGCGGACTGTCTGTCGGCGTGCCACGGTGTGGGCAGTTACCACAGATCGCAAAGTCAGCGCCGGACTTCGACGCGTCCCGTGGATCCATGTCGGCGCGCATGATGTAGGTCTGCAGGACTTCGCCGGTTTTGCCGTTTCTGTCTGTCAGCGTGGCAATCACGACGATTGGCGCGCCGTCGATCAGTGAAGGGCCGCGATAGATCACGGCTCCCTCGTGCGCTTTCTTTGTGTACGTGCCGGTCACGAGTGCCAGCGCGTTGAAGTGTTGGCGGTAGCTTGGCGCGTACGTGTCGAAACAATCGGACTCGGCCGCGAGCGCGTTGGTTGAAGCGTTGGTGAACATTAGAGATCCTCCACGCCGAGCGAATACATGCGGACGAGTCCGTCGGCGCGATCGCTTGCTGATGGCCAATGATCGAGCCACGTCGAATAGACGAGCGCTCCCGCGTCATCCCAAACCTCGACCTTGGTTGCGTACGGCCGCTCGTCCGACATGTCGAACTCGTCGGATCCGATCAGCGAATCAGCGAACGCGATCGCGTCCTGCAGATTAGACTTTTGCGCCTCGCTCGGCTTGTGCTCGCGACGGTGTGCGAATGCGTGAATATGTGCTGCGAATTGGTAAGACATGCCGTCGATCTCCCTTGATGGCGTGTAAGATGCGACATGTCCTAAACCGTACTCGTTACGGAGTCAATGTTGTTTCTGCACGTTTGTTTGAATCCGTAGAAAACGCAAAAGGCCCGCGAGCACGAGCAAGCGCGTTCGATCGCGTTGGATCGGATCCGATCGCGGACTTGATACCGGAACGCACTAGAAATGCGTTTATCCTGGGGCTAACTTATTGAAATTCCAGGGTTTTTGCCCCGGTGCCGTACCGTTGAAGAGTACGAACGCGCACGCACGCGACTAAAACCACGCGCGCGCGAGGGGGTGCCGGGGGGAAAACGGCCAGGCCTAGATCTAATAGGGCGCTCGGATTTTTGCACCAAAATGAACCCGGTGGATAAAGCAACTTGTACTTGACAGGACTTTTCCGACGAGCCACCCCTTAATCTAATAGGCTATCTAATAAGCCCTTACCCGCTAGCCGAACATGTTTATAAATAATGAAAATAAGATGAGTGGCTCTTTGGATAGCTCATTAGATAGCTAATTAGATACTCCCCGCTCCCCCGTATAGTGTACTCAAGTGTAAGCCACTGAGATCACTACGCTTTTTCTTTCTTCATTTTAACATGTTCGGCTAGCGAGTTTTGTCGATTACGTTACCCATCCAGTTGGGCTGTCGTGACCTCCCAGTGGCCACCCCCGCGCCTCTCATGAACGCGTCGAGTTCACGTCGGAGCAGCTCCTCGTTGTGCGACTCAACGCCGGCACTAGCGTCCACACTCATCTGCTCGACCCAGTAGCCGACCGCCATGCTGAGCGCATCGAGTCTGTCGTCATGTCGTAACGCGTTGCGATCCGCAGTGACACGTGTGAGCTGGTACATCAGCATCTTGCTGAGCCGGACTGCACTGTCGTACCTCTGTGCCGACCGATAGTCATGTTCGACGACCGCTGGGTCGACCACCAACTTGTGGCGCATGAGCACTGGCTCGAGTGTGTCGATGATGCGTCGTTCCTTCTGGGCGCTGTGTCGTACCTCTTCGACGGCACACGGGTGCACCTTGCGCAGCACCGGCTCGAGGAGTTTGACAAACATGCCATCACCGAAGTTGCTCTCGACGACGATCGCGTTTGTGTCGTTCCGTCGAGCAATCTCGGCGAGCGTCCCGAGCGTCTCATCGTCGTAGCCACCCGGTAGCCCACCACACTCGCTCACATATAAGTAGCCGTTCAGCATCTTGACGACCGCATATCCGGTCTCGTCCGCGCCTCGGCCACTCGGATCAACTGCCATGACAGTCCCGGTGAACTCTGAGGTGACATCACCGACACTCATTGGCCCGTACATGCGATCACCCCGCATCGCCACGTTCGGTAGGTCGTTCAGCAACCGCGCCTCGTACGGACCCCACGTGAGCTGCATCGGTGCTCGCTCCCGGTCGAACGCCAAGAAGATGATGTCGCGTACCTTCAACGGAAATCTGTCGGCATCACTCAGCTGTGTGCTCAGCTGAAACTGCAAGTTAAAGCCAGCCTTGCCATAGCTCGCACGTCGCTCCAGCAGATCGTCGTCGCTGAAGCGCAACGGATCCACCGACGTGCCGTCGGAAATGTCCAAGTTGCGCACGAACGGAGCCAACGCGTCACCGTACGTGTCGGCCTCTTTGTCGGTCGGCTTGAGCGCTGGCCAGATCCTTGTCGAGTACCCCCGCTCGGGCAACTTCGTGTACAGGCTATCCTCGCACTGCGGCGTTCCCAGATAGAGCACCCGGCCGCTGGGCGTCAGGATACTGTCGAACTCCTTGACCAGTTCGGCCAGCTTGTCGCGCATCCCCTGTGTCGCACTGTTGCTCGGAACTTCGCAGTCGTCGGCGATGATCAGATCCGCCCTGGAACCGGTCAGTTGGCCCGTGATTCCCACGGACTTACAGCTCGGACTGTGCGCCGCGACCGCTGGTCCGACATCAAACGCGATCTTGGAGCTTCGCTGGTCGGGCCGACTCATCAGATGCTGGCACCCCGGCACCTCGGCGATCAGCCGCTGGGTGAATGTCGAGAAGGCATCGGCGCGTTCCTTCGACGCCGACACGACCATGATTTTGGCCTGCGGGTTGTTCAGCCACGTCCACACAGCGAACGCACTGGTGATGTACGACTTGCCAGCACCACGGTACGCCTGCACGATCGCACGCCTCGGCGCATTCTGGATGTACTCGGCCATGTCGTACTGTACGTCGGTCGGGTCCGGCAGACCCAGATGTTGCCATACGAGCCAAATAAACGCCCGTAGGTCGCCTTTGACTCGATCCAGTGGTGTACCCTCCGAAACAGCCAAAGCCTCTGTACGAGCTTCCTGTGGCTTCCTAGAGGCATTTTGTGCTTTAGCTATGGCCCGTCTCCTGTTCGTTCCAAGCTGTGTTGTCAAATTCTGGTATCGCGTCGGCTAGTTTACCCAGCGGGTTGTCCTCCGTAGCCACACACTCGATGTGATTGTCCTTGAGGAACTTCGTTGCCACACTAAGTTCTGCAGCCGTCGCGTTACCCGAGCGTACACGTGCGAGCAGCTCTTCAGCCATCGCCGTGTGCAAGCTGTTCAGCATATCCCGAGCGTTGTCGGGACTGCCGTCATCGTTAGGTTTTGTCATAGGTTTGCAGCCAATAGTTGTCGTCTAGTCGCCGCCCATCTGCTTGCGGATCTGCATGACAGCGCCGAGCGCCAACATGCCAAGCACAAACAGCGTGACGGACCTGGTGATTGTCGTACCGATCGTACGTTTAGCCGAGCGCCAGCTCGACAGCAGCTCGCGCAAGTCATGCACATCCTGGCCGCTGTGGTCGTCGTTGAGGTTAAGTCTGCGCAGTGTCTCCTCTACAGCCTCACTGGCTGCTTTCCGCGCAATCGCTTTGATCTCGTCGTCAGTCACGTCGGCCATCTCCGATCTAAGACGTCAGCTTAGCAGTCGCCGCGATTCGGCCCCACAGACCTACAGCCCCGGCCACAAGTGCAACGCCGTCGAGAATGAGGCTACTGATCTCGTCCTCGAATGGCCCAAGGTCTACGCCCAGGTTACGTGCTGCCACACTTCCCAGCATGACCAGAACGGCCCATACCGTTTTACTGGCGTACCAGTTTTTCGATTCAGTCATTGTCTTTAGGTTCCTTTTTGTTGGTGTTCGTTAGCGATAGACAGCCGTGGCAATGGCAACCTGTCCAGTTTCAGCAGCCGGACCAGTAGCGTTAGCTGCCAGTGTCCCCGCACTTGTTGGGACGCTGGACCCGAACGCCACGGCATTTGTGGTGTTTGGACTGTATCGAGCGTCAGTGACATCGACATTGTCATGCCTGACCACTAGGGTCTGGTCGTTCTCGTGAGCAACCGCCGTGATAACTAGGTCTCCAGCGTTGACCGACACGGAGTGTGTGGGTCCACTTGCAGTTGTGGCTGTTGCGCCGCCAGTGGTCGCCGGAGAAGCGGATGAAGCACCTGTAATTGCGTACCACGCGACGGCTGACCTAGCCGTTTTGGTTGAGTTGACAGTGATGCTGTAGGTTGACGGCAACGAGGTTAAGGTTGTCGTCGTGCCCATAAAGTGAACGTAGCTTTTGTCGGTCTGAATGCGTTCTGCGTGGCTGGTCAGCGTCAGGCCCGATATGGTGAACGTCATCGAAGTGGTTATGTTCTCTGCGCCAACCACCCCGATCAAATAAAACGGGTCCGTTGGGGCTGGGTTGCCGCCGCTTAGGGCTGAAAAACTCTTGTTACTTAAGGCGTTGGTTTGGCCAAAGTTGGCACCGCCCAAGAACGTCAGGGTCAGCGGCACATCGCCAGCGCCGCTAAGCGACCCTGTGAGCGCCATCATCCCAGCTACAGCACTCATGTCAGGTCACTCCCGGCGATGATTGCCGTGTCGTCGCTCACCATAGTCACGGTCGCCAGCGTGCCAGCCCCAACGACAACACTAGGGCTGTTCGTCGCGGTATCCCCGTCGATGTGCATGTTCGTGATTGTGCCTCGCGCAACGGTCGTTGTGCCGCTTCGGCTGAACACGGTAACAATGTCGCCAGCCACGAGGTCACTGAGGGTCAGCGTGGCAGTAGATGTCACGTCATACAGGGTCGCGCCGCCATCCACGTTAGTGCTTGAGGCTTGCGCAATGCGGTCTGCTCGCCTTACGTCTACTGTGTTCCCAGCGTCTGTGACGGTCGTGAGTGAAGCGGCTGCGAGAGCAGTACTGGTCGTAATTTCATTTTGGAGCGCTTGCCAGCTTCCTGCGTGAGCGAAGTAAGCAAGACCAGTGTTGTGATCGTGCAGGAACATGCCGTGATACGTCGATGCGGACGGCAGTGTTTCAGAACTTGTGTCCCACATGTTCGAGTAGAGAATACGGTTTGAGCCGAAGTCCGCTGAAGCATTAGGCTGTAGCGCTGTATCTGCCTTACCGCCCTGCGTTGCTGTAGCAAAATCACCTGTTGCGGCGGCTGCTGCCGTGCCGAGCGTCGGCAGGTTCGTAAGGTCATTGTACAATCCTGATGTCGCAACCGTGGCGAGGTCAGCAGGCTGGACCGCAGCGTCCGCAAGTCCACCCTGAGCCGCCGTGGCAAATGCTCCGACGTTCTCGACAGCCGCCGTGCCGAGGCCCAGCGACGTGCGTGCTTGCGCAGGCGTCTTGTTCACCCACTTGGCCGGGTTACTACCGTCGCGCACGATGAAGTCGTTTTCGAGCAGCGTACCGAAGTTAGCGTCACCGACAGCGCCCAGCGTTGTCGCCGCGTTTACCTGCACGGAGTTATTGAGCGTAACCCACGAATCGTCTGTGTCGTTGTAGAACTTCAGCACTTCATCGGTTGTATTGTAGTAGAGATCCCCGTCAGTAAGCGCGTCGCCGTTGCCGTCAACGGTTGGGTCTGCGGAGTACGCTCCAAGGTACGTCCTATTAAATGCAGTGAGCGCTGCCTGCGCTGCCGCCGCGTTTGTCGAGGCGTTTGCAAGATGCGTCAGGTAGGCGGTGCCGCCGCTGTCCGTGCCGGTCGCCAGAGTGTTGATAGCGCTTGTGTCACCGGCCACAGTGTTGATGTTTGCGCTGTTGCCGTTGACGCTTGTGACTGCTGCGCTGATGCTCGACACATTCGAGACAGCCGCCGCAATGCCAGCTACCGTTCCGATGGTGTCAGGCCCACCGACCTGTATATCAGCCGCGACAACACCTATGTCCGCTGCGTCTGCGGCGACGCTCGACACTGCGCTCGCAATACCAGCGACCGTCCCTATTGTGTTGCTACCTGCAAGGTCTTCTGCAACCGTCTCGATGTTGACCAGATGCGCTGTGCCGTCCGTGTCGTTCCCGGCTAGGGTGTTTACGTCTGCGATGCTGTTACTGACCGCTTGGACGTGGTTGTTACCGCCCGTCCGAATGTCGGTCGCAACCGTTGTGATGTCGCTGTTTGCGCCAAGGTTCAAGTCGTCTGCTACGTCCTCAATGTTGAGGCGATGCAGCCTGCCACTTGTATCCGTGCCGCTGCTGAGCGTCGTCACGTCGCTCGCGATGCCTGCTACAGCCGAGATGTCAGGCCCTATGCCGCTGTCGATGTCGATCTTCCGCATCGCATCGTTGTTGGCGGTCGGTGTTCCCAGATTACGCAGCGGTTTGTTCTCGGCGTCGAATGCGAGAAGGTCGTCCGTCAAGCCGATCCCTTCGCCGCTCGACACTTCAACCTCTTGGATCTTGTTGAACAGCTGAGTGATCAGCGCGTTGATGTCTGCAGCTTTGAAGCTCGCGCCGTCTTGAAACACGGTGGCTAGCTGGCTGATGTCAGTGCTTCGCTTGAGACTGATCACGTGGTTCGCCGCAAGTGGCGTCTGTGTCGTGTTCAGCGTCCCAGCTGCTACAACGCGCATGTCGAACGTACCGTTGTTGAGGGCCTGTAGCTCTGCGTCGTAATCACTGCCGTCAACAAGTACGTTGCCGGACGGATCGATCACGCTGACAACGACGTCTGTCGAACGCAAGAACGTAAACGTGACGTCGAAATCAATCTGGGTGTTGCTAGCTGCCGTCGTGTAGGCGACGGGCGTGTATGTTGCCATGGGAGACGGCTCCTAAGTTATTGATCTTGTTGAGTTTCTTCGCGCTCACTCCTCGGTGGCGCTGGGTTAAGGGAGGAGTTTCGGTTCTCGCCGAGCATGCCGGCCAGGACGTTGCGCGGTACTGTGACTAGCGGCGTGTTCGCTAAGCCCAGCGTTCCGTAGTTCGCGAGCTTGTGCAGCTGCGCTTCTGTGATGTCCTTGTCAGGATTGAACAGACGACCAATCGAGCTGCCTGTCGACAGGATGTCCTGCGCACTGGAAATCGACGGGATTGTCGGGAATCCTCGGCGGATTGCAGTACTGTCGCCTGTGACTGACCCGCGCAGAATGTCGTACGCAATCGATCCAGCGATCATCGGTCCGCTCAGCTGCGGCAGGTACGCGATCGTCCCGGTAATCGTTTTGTCGAGCGTTAGGTTCTCTTCGAGATACTTACTGCGCTTCTCTTCCGACATACCGAGGCTGCGCACGTACAGGCGTGTGCTGTACCCAAGCAGTGATCCAAGCACAGCACCACTGACGCGAGTAGCTGCCGCGCCCGTGTCGCCACGCTCTGCCAGCAGGCGGGTCGGGATGAACTGCTTTTCGAACGAGTTCGACGCGTAGCTCATAAACTGGAACAGCGTCGACCCTAGACCGCCTTGCATGAAGATCGGGGCATACCCGCGCCCTGATTGCTGCACAATCGTGTGACTGAACCGGAACAGACCTTCGTCAAGCTGTGCCGCCAGCGCTGCGTAGTCTGGCCCCAGCGTGTGCCACAGGTCGGGCCGCAGTGTCTCAACGCCGCCAGTCTTCTTGTTCACTATCGCGAACTTCCGAATGGCCTCGTATACCTTTTCGACGTCCTCTTCGTTAAGTGTCAGGTACGTCTTCAGCTCAGCCGGACTGAACGCGTTTCCTACACCCTTCGTGCCTGTCGCACCGGCGTACAATCTGTCGTGTGCACGTCCGATAGCAACGACGCGCATCATCATGGTGATAGGCTTGATCCCGTTGATCCAGCCCATGAAATCGCGCCAGTTACTGGTAGCGTTGTAGGTACGCGTGATGAGGTCATCACCCTCTTGGTACATAAAGCGACCGCCGTAATCCATGCCCTCGAACTTGCGCATTGCGCCTTCGTTCATCAGGCCGATACGCATCATGTCGCGAGTCAGCGTGCTCGGTGCGCTGCCGTCTTTGACTTTACCGATCTCTCGCAGGACGCGTGTGGTGCGGTCGATGTCGTGGATGCGCGCCCCGACCGTGCCGATCAGCTGGCCAGCCTCCGAGGCCTGCGCGAATGCAACCATGCCGAGGTGCACACTTGTCGAGATGTTACGGAAGATTCCGACCGCCTTGCCGCCGACTGTATGCTGCGCTAACGAGGCCTCGAGGGCATTGTCGGTGTTCCGCATCTTGCTTTTTGCAAACTCGATCCCGCGTCCGTTTGCTGTGTGCATAAGGTAGATGAACGCGTTGAGATCTTGCTCGGCTCGGTTCTGTCTCTTCTGCGAGACACCCCGGCCCTTCAGATCCTCGACTTCTTTTGTTGCCAGGGCAATCAAGTCATCGACAGTAGCGCCGCCTTCCTTGTTGATGCCGCGCTTAGCCAGAGCCATCTGACTGGCATACTGGTGGTAGTAGCCATCCATCAGTTGCTGGTAGCCGTTGTTGAGGAAGTCCTCAAAGCTAGCGCCTTGGTCAGCTTTCGAGCGTCGTGAGCGGCCCATCGCTTTGGCGTAGTCTTCTTTCATCTGAGCAAGCTCATCTGCGCTCAACGGTTTCTTCGTCTTCTCGCTCACCATGTCAGACCAGCGCATCTTGTGCAGCTCGTTCAGACGGATCCGCCGATTCAGCGGCCCCATGTCTGACTCCTTCTTTGTCGTCGGCTTGCGGTACACAAAGTCTTTCAGTGCCTGCATGAACTCGTCGGTCTCTTCATCAAGCTTCCCGCCTGACTTCAAATCAGCCAGCATGCGCTCGATCGCTTCGTCAGTCAGATCGTTGATCTGTGCAGCATCCATCTGCGTCATGAAGCTGTTGGTCATGCGCTCGTAGATTCGCTTCGACATACCTTCACCGAGTTTCATCGAAAACTTACGAGCCTCTGCTGCCATCTCTTTCGGGAACGTCGCGAGGATCTCATCAGCTGTCAGGCCGGACGTTGTCGTACCTTGTTCAACAACGGTGCCTTTCTTGCCGCGTGCTTTGTTTGCAGCTGCCTGTGACTTCTTCACGCTGTAAAAGCTGGTAGCTTTCTTCCCGCTTGCGATCCGCTCAGCCAACACCTTCATGATGTCCGTAAGCTGGTCGTCAGCAATCGCACCGCCGAACATCCGGCCAATGTTTGTCGGACCA